CGGTCTGACATTTGTATCGGCAGCAAGAAGTTGTCCGTAGCGTTGAATGAATTCCCCATTGGTATTCCCCCCCGATCTGTAGATGAACACATGGGCTTTGCCGGTACCTACGGGAGTGAGAACGCGTAAATTGACATTGAACGAGCGTTCGGGTGGGTTGTATACATAGACATCATCGCCCATGATGGGTACTTGGGCACAACTTGCCGTCGTCGCGTTTTTGCCCTCCTTCGTCCTTCCGGATACAAAGCCGCCGCTCGCTCCGACTTCCTGACAGTTGAGACGGTTCGCTTCACGGGTACATACATCGCTTTGTATGAACAGTTTTCCGGGTGGACACTCACCGACGGTTGCAGTGTAGGAGACCGGAGTTCCCGCCTCTTTCGCGGCGTCTTCGGCTTCTTGACGGTCGCTGGGCAGTAGAAGAAGCCCACCAATATGTTTGCCGGGATTGCGTTCCGTATGGTCCGTTCCGTCATCAATACATATGCCGCAATTTCTGTAGTCGGGATCGTCCAAGTTCACACACGAATCACGTGTCTTCAGACGTTCGCACTTCTTCGCCATCTCAATAATACCACTCGGCGGAGGTAACTGTTCGTCGACCTTCGTCGCCTTGTTCGCCATTAAAGTTTGGTACATGGGTGTAAAGGTCGTGGAATTCGGAAACGGTTTTAATTTCCCATTCGGTTCGTCGTCCGCCGTATACATGGCTTGCCGAATCGTACGATTGGCTCTCTTAATATCCTCGGGATCGTCGGACGAAATAAAGGTCGGACGACGTATGTCCTGCGAATCTGAGAATTTATTGTACATCTTCTTGGCTCGTTCAATCATGTCGCGACGGGAAAAATTCTTGGCTTCTGTGAATATATCGGACTCAAAGCCTTCGTGCACATTCGTTTGGGATTTTCGTGCGATGGGTATCACAAAGGCAACAATGAATACCAACACCAACAGAACAGCAATAATTGTCCCTATTGGAGGCATACCTTCTACCGTTTTCAAGTAATTTAAATTTTGGGTTCCGAAACTTCGGGAAGAGGACGGATGAAATATCATAGTATGAAATTTCATCCAAAACATAGAATTTATACGTTATCAGGACGTATATTGGAGCCCGAATCCAAGTCACGCGTAATAATTCGCAACACAACGTGGACTTGACGGCTCATATTGATGAGCGAGCACGCCGTCTGGACAGGTGCACTGTTGAGCGTTGTCGGTAGAACACCGACTGCCTCTTGTCCCGCATCTCCACCGTAGTACGAACTTGAGCGCGTGGTGCCACCCGTCGTCGCCGGATTGTCAAACCGGCTACGAAGAATGATGACGTTACAGTATCCGGCATCATTCCGTCCAAGTTTGACGGAACTATTCGCGGCGAATCCCGTTGCCACGACGTAGTGTCCCTGCGTGCGATTAATATACGACGCAAAATCGTCGCATGCGGCTTGTGTCGTCGTATTCGCCGGAGTCACGGAGAATCCCTGTATCTGAATCATATCGCCCTCGGATACGGCACTGTACAGGAAGTAATTCGTCGTGGAGAGAAATATGTAAGGATTGAGGGGACTCGTGATTCCGGCGTACTGAGTCGCATCCGTTCCGAGCACGGATATATTTCCACTGAGCAGGACTTGCGATATCGCGAGAACGTCCGAATCGGTATTGAGCAGTTCCGTAGTATGACGTTCCAGACGGATGGAGAGTTTATTGAGTGTTGCGAGTGGCGTCGGAGTGTAGACACGCTGGGCTTTTAAGAACTTGGGAATCAGACCCGTATAGCCGGATTTCGTCGCCACGTTTGCGGACGAACCCGTATAGTTATTGTTGGTTGTACTGTTCACCGCGGGAGGCACGACCAAATCCGACGACCACGTCGTATCATATTGGACAATCGCAAAGGTATTGTCTTCCTCGGGTTTCGTAGAAAAGCCGTTGTTATTGAGTTCCGCGATACGAACACTGATGAAGGGCAGAGCAAATACGTTCACGACTCGCGATGTATCGTAGACACCGGTACCGGCGTTCGACGAGGTGACGCGTACCACCGGCACCAGTGATTCAATCGGAACAATCGCCTTGACAAACTCAATTCGCTGAATATTCCGGAAGCGTTGCTGGAGTGCCGCATTGTATCCGAGTGTACTCTTCGTATTGCCAGTATTGAAGATAACGGAGAAATTGTAGCGGTTTTCGGAGGTATTGCGAACCCAATCGCGGTCGGAACTTGTTAGAAATATGTTATGTTCCGTTTCCCGATACTTAATAATATCCTCCTGCGGAATGACGTAATCCTGTTGTCGGGGAGCAAGAAGTGGTGGCGGAGCTTCGGCTTGTATGGGTACCGGATTCGTCACCGAAGGCGGTTTTTCTTCCGAGATTTGGAGTCGCGGAGGATTCGACGTGGTCGTCGTCGTCGCACTACGGGCTTGATCGTCCCGCTGTTTCTGAATACGCTGCATCAGTACGACGGGGTCTTCCTCTTCCTCGTCCGTCGTTGGGAGCCGGAATTCCGGAACGGTTGTCGGAAGTACAGGAGCGGGAGCCCGCTCGGCGAGCATACTCTCATACCGGCTATTCGTATCTTCAAACAATCGGGTGTATTCGGTATTGCTTGGAAAGTTACCGACCGTCGTCGTCGTGGGAGGAGTGGAAGCCTCTTGGCGTTTCAACCACATATCAATGGACGACGTCGTCTCACGAAGCACTTCCTGGTTCATGGCGGGCACCGGCTTGGTGGGACCCTGGACACGGGCAATTTCGGTCATGTAATGCTGGATAGTCTTCTGAAGACGGGATTCCAAACGTTCGGGGACCGCCTTCAGTCCTAATTTCGATGAATAGTGCTGACGCAGAAAGGCGACAATCTTGTTGTAATTGACCGCATTTAAAAAAGGATTTGTGGGTTGCCGTGTGGACATCGTCTCTAATAAAGCATGTAGATAACGGGCTTTATATTCAAACTCATGCTCAGATACACAATCGTTTCAATGCGTTCTCGATCGCGTCTTTTCGGGGCACTTCCTCCGCAAACAAAATATCACGGAAACTATTCATTGTATCATCGTCTACGATATTTTTACAAATAGTATAAAAGGGACGTCCTCGCAGGAGACAGATAATACAATATAAACAATACATTCCGCATTCGGACCCTTTCCGTTGATGGCGTATATCATTATAGTACACATCGGTACAACCTTGCTTTTTACAGCGTTCTAAGAACCGAACGACCTCTTCCGGTGGCTCGTATCCGTACGAGTCAAAATAGTAGGCTTTTTTGGCGTCTATATCAAGAAACGAGCATACCCAGTGCGAACCAGGCATATCGTGGGGATCCAGATTGTAGATAATTCCAATCTTGGTTTTTCCACGTTGCTTCATATCCGCTAAATTCAATGTACATAGTTCATCCACGATACATTTTCCCCATACGCCGGCTTTCGTATCAAAATCAATCGGTACGGGACCGATAAACTCAAAGGTCGGTTCGGCTTTTTCGTACTGATTCATCACATTTTCAATATTGAAACTGTCTAGCCATTGCGTTTTCTTCGTGTCCCATTCGGACGGCTTTTCAGGACGGAAATATCCTAACAACGCTTTCCGTTCGTCGTTCGGCAATTCTTTAATTTTTTTCACCGCACAGAACTCGGTCTCGCATTTATAATGCGACTTCATTTTGGAGCGTAGTTGTTTCCATAACTGGCGATTTCCGGCGGCTGCCGACCATTTTCCGTTTTTCCGTGTCTTCGGACCGCGTAAAGCATGTTTGGGATGGGTTTTATTCCACGCAGTACGCAAACGTTCCAATGCCTCTTTCGGAAGACACGGTTCTCCGTCCCGGCGATGTAACGCTGGGGAACATTGAAATGACGAGTCCATTCTTATAGTATACGGAGGTATTAATTTCGTAGTCTACGGTAAATGGAACCGGAAATAAAGGTTACCTATTTTACACGGTTCTTTGTTCCGGTCGTACTCTCAATTCTTGTGTTCCTTGTCGTGTTTGCAATCGTGAGTACTCCATCGGGAACGAGTATTCAATGGGATACATTTACGACGGCGTTTCCCGTTCCGAAACTGGGAGGAAGGCGATAGTGTCCTTCGTTAATTTTGATACGCCTTGGTAGTAGGAATGAGCAATTTACCCTATTACGTATCCATCGCATTGTGCAGTGTACTCGGAATCACGGTCGCCTCGACCTTCGCGACGCTCGTTCCGAAAGACTCGGCACAGAACACCAAATTATTATCCATCGTCAGCATATTCTGCTTTGCCGCATCTATCGTTGGGTACGGTATCGCTCTGTTTCATTTCAGCCACAATCCTGGACACATGATACAATTTATTCTTATGATTACAATGCTCGTCATTCTTCCGGCATCGCTCATTTCCGTAGCGATAAGCACCGTGACGATAAGTAATCT